TTATGAAACCTCCGCCGCCAATTTGTCGCCAATAGATAATGATAATGGATTTAGAGTGACGGCCTGTTCCAAGTGGTCGGGAGCAAAGTGCGCATACTTCATTGTTTCACGAATGTTGGCGTGGCCGAGTATCTTTTGCAGTACAAGGATGTTACCGCCGTTCATCATAAAATGCGCACCGAAGGTGTGACGCAGAACATGTGTCTTTTGTCCCTCGGTCAACTCGATATCCGTAAGCGCCAGCATTTTCTTGAACTCCTGATAGCAGGGCTTAAACATTCTCCCCTGCCTCGTAGAAAGTTCCTCATATAGCCACTTCGGTATCGGCACGGTGCGATTTTTTTTGCCCTTCGTCTTTGTGAAGGTCAATTTATAGGGTGAAAGCTGCGGCCGTGTAAGCCGTTGAGCTTCCCCCCAGCGCGCACCAGTGGCCAGGCAAACTTTCGCGATTGTCGTAAGGTCTTCATGACCATATTTATGGCAAGCCGATAAAAGTTGTGGAATCTGTTCAAGAGTCAGCCAGGACATTTCTTTCTCGGCTTCCTTGAATACGCGGACGCCATCAAGAGGGTTAGGTAAACTCCATTCCCCTAACCTTTTCAATTCGTTGAAAACCGCCTCAAGGTACTGTTGCTCTCGGTTGACGGTTATTGGCTTCGCAACCCATTTCGACGGGTCTTTATGATAACCATTATCAATTTCTCCCCGTAGTCGGCGGTCACGATAGTGAGCCCAATCTTTAGCAGTAAGACGGGATGCGATAGGGTCGCCAAGCCCGTTACAAACAATTTTCAACTTTGCCAGTCGCGACTTACTGGCGACTAACGCCTGCCCGTGTAAATTGTGCCAAAGTTGGATTATCTCGCTTAGCTTCCTGCGATCTTCTTTCTTACCCAGCCACGGTTTATCCGCGCTCTCGGTTTTTGTATATAGCTCGAATGCCTCGGCCTCGCCTTTAGTGTTGAATTGCCGACGTATACGGCGACCTTCTCGACCATTTGGGTAAAGCTCACATAACCATTTGCCATTTTTTTGTTTACTTATAGTCATTGCGACACCGAGGCTAAAAGAGAATCAATCACAAAGGGCTGTAGCGGCTTCTATCAACGGTGAAATTGAAATCTTAACACCGTCATAATCAGGGCTATCCTTCCAGACGTCATCCAAGTTAGAGCCTTCCATTTTTCCTGATTTAACCGCATCTTTTGCCATGCCATTAAGTGGATATCTATCATCTGTATCCTTGTCATACACAAAAGCATACATTTTATTAACACATGATACTTTTGCATTCTCAAAGGTTAGAGGCCAATCCTCCCCAAAATCCCCGGCATTTAAATCCTGTGTTTTTTCTGCGGCCACCGCCCCAAACGACAATCCCACAAACAAAGCCGCGATAATTTTAAATTTCATTAGATCCCTTATATGTGTTTTTCCAACGTAATTACCACTACCCCCACCGACTTGATATCAGTGAGGCTACATTCAAACTCAGCGGATTTATTTGATAATCTAACCTTCCCGCCTGGTAACCTGATTACATCAAAAATATCGAGAGCACCGTCAATGCTAATCAGCCAGCGACCATTAGCTATGTTTGAGGCTGAACAGTCGACAAGCCAAGACGTATTAACCCCATCAACAAAAAGCAAATCGTTAGTATTTGGCGGAATCATTGAGGGATCGGGATGCCAGTATCCAGCATCCTTGAGAGCCCCAGACTCAAGACGGGATTTTTTAATAGAAAGCTCAGTCGCAAGGGTTTCCTTGCTATCTCGCATTTGCCCCTTACCTGTCGCTAACCACTCAAGAGATACGCCAGTATCAAGAGCACAGGTAACTACCACATCACCAGGAAAGAAATCTCTCCGAACCCACGTACTAATGGTTCCTGAAGAAATGCCGAGTAAATCACCAAGTTCCTTCTGCATGTTAAAGCCGTAAGCATCAAGTATCCTGCGCAATACCGTCTTGCCTCCATTCCCCATAATCTCGTCATAGAGAGCTTTGCCTTTCAGCTTTGAGGAATCATATTCTAAATTCGCATTTGCAAGCTCACCGGTAACAAGCCAATTGATATCGGCCCCAGTATCGAGACAGCATCTCACAATGATATTTCCGGGTATCGCATCACGCTGTACCCAGCCGCTGACACTGTGCTTAGCGATGCCAAGCAGATCAGCCAAATCCTTTTGCATCTTGACGCCATATGCAGACATAAGGCGCTCTAACACTCCATCCGAAGCACCAATACGCCACTGAACATCGAGTTCAGAACTCATAAAAACCCCTATAGATAACTTTATGGGTGTTTACAGAAAACTTTTTACGATCTATATTGGCGTTCATCGACCAAGATGCACACCACTGCACTACATTTCAACCAACCGGAGATAATGCGGTATGTCAGATGCAAAATCAATCCCGCCGGATGAAGTACAAAACTCACAAAATCAAACTGTGCTGTTAGACGCTAGTCAGTTCAACTCGCTTGTAACCATCATGCAGCTATCTATGCAAAATATGATTCGTACAGCGATGTTAGACACCATGTCAGTAAAAGACTTCGCCGCCGCCCGTGGCGTTAGCGAGCGCCTGGTCTGGCAATGGATTGATGAGGGCGTCCTTCTCAAAGCTCCCACCAAAGATGTTACCAGCAAAGAAAAAGCCGCTAAGCGTGGCCGAACTCTTATCAACGTCAAAGCCTGGCGCGACAAACTTACCCAACAAGCGATTGATTGTCGGTATATCAACTGACACCACCACACTTAACTGAACTCGATTTTGCAAGTTAAAGGGAGTTACAGCATGTTAGATTTTCGTGTTTCGTCACATGCACACTTTGATGATGCATGCAGAAAATTCGCGGCCACACATAACGTGAAAGAGCTGGCGGATAAAGCCGGTATCAAGCCGCATACGCTTTACAACAAACTCAACCCGGAACAACCGCACCAGTTAACGCCGCGCGAAATCTGGACGCTGACAGACCTGACCGAAGACTCGACCCTTGTCGATGGTTTTCTGGCGCAGATCCATTGTCTGCCATGCGTGCCGGTCAACGAACTGGCAAAAGAGAAGCTGCAATCCTACGTCATGCGCGCAATGAGTGAACTCGGCGAACTGGCGAGCGGTGCCGTATCAGGCGACCGTCTTACCCCGGCCCGTAAGCAAAACATGATTGCGAGCGTAAACGCGGGTATTCGCATGCTGTCGCTATCGGCAATGGCGTTGCAGGCCAGGCTCCAGGCTAACCCGGCAATGACGAGTGTCGTTGATACCGTCAGCGGCATCAGCGCGTCATTCGGTTTGATTTGAGGTGCCTATGTTGACTAACGAACCGTCACTCGCCTCTCTGCTCAAAAAACGTAGCCCATCCATGCACTACGGGCACGGCTGGATAATGGGTAGAGACGGCAAGCGCTGGCATCCTTGCAGCTCTCAGTCCGAATTGTTGAACGGCTTAACAGCAAAAAAAGTCTCTGCGGTTAAGCGGCTTTTAAATGCATTAATGGGGGCAAAATGAACGAAAGAATTTCAGGTCATGACACCCAGGCAAGCAAGCTTTTTAGCAATGCTGATTGTTCTATTGAGCAACCGAAGACCATGACCGGCGAGGAGTGTTTCGCGCGTTTTCATCAAAAACTGAAGGCAACAGAAAATAAGGCGCTGCGTAATTTCAATAAGCTTGATGAAGATTTTAAGTTTGTGGTTTTAACGCTTGCTAACAGAAATAATCCGGGCGCGTTTCGCTCTGATGAAGTAGGTAAACCATATGAGTATTTTGATATGGATCGCCGCAAGCTGATTATTGCGTCAATGAATAAAATTTCCCGTTGGGGTGGAATTTTGCCCCGGCATATTTCCATTCATGAATGCTTTTTAGCTAATTAAATAAATCCGTAATTAATGGCGTAAACCCGCCGGGCTTCTTATTGCCCGAAATCAGGAGATTAAGGATGCACAAACAAGCTTCAGAACCTAAAGAAAATACCGACCTGCTTCTTGAGGTTATCGGTATTGCAAAACGTGAAGAGCGTAAAGGTCGCGCGCTCGCTGTTTCCATTCGCCTTGAGGCGCTGGCAACCCATATTGCTAACAAGGGTATGAGCGCCATAGAAGCGGCTGAACTGCTGCGCCGCGAAGCCACCCGCTACGAAAACGAATCTCAGGAGCTGCACTAATGGCCGATGCAATGGATATCGCACAACAGCGCGAGCAGGCAGAACGCGAGCGCCTTATCAACAACGCGCGCAGCCGTATCGCTACGCCATCTCGTTTTACATGCGAGGAATGTGACGCACCAATCCCGGAGGAACGCCGTATTGCCATCAAGGGCGTTGCACTATGCGTCACCTGTAAGGAAATCGCAGAGCTTAAAGGTAAACACTATAACGGAGGTGCTGTATGAGCCTTCGCATCGAAATCGGCGACAAATGGATTATAAACAGCGACCAGTATCAATTCATTTTGAGCGAGAAAAAGGTCGTAAAAAGCGGCCGTAAAGCTGGCGAGGAGTGGCTCGATACTATCGGCTACTATCCAAAAATCGAACAACTTATTTCCGGTCTGATTCATCACCACATCCAGCAGTCGACCATCACCTCAATTGAGGAAATGGCCGCAGAGATTAAGCGCATCGGAGAAATGTGCGCCTCCTCAATCAAGGCGGCGGCATGAGAAAAACACATCAACTTAAAATCCGGCCTGAATTTTTTCAGGCTGTCATTAATGGAACGAAAAAAGCCGAGTTTCGTCTTGCTGACCGTGCGTTTGCTGTAGGGGACTTACTTTGCTTAAACGAGTACGGTCCCTGCGAATATGACCACCAAAGGGTCGGTTTTACCGGCGCTTTTGTCTACGTACTGGTGACTCATGTAACTGACCTTAACGAGTGGGCTCCTGGCTATGTGATGCTCAGCATACAGCGCAGGCAGATGGGGGAGCTATGCGGGTAAGCGTAAACTATGCTTATCCGTGGAACGCTCCACGGTCGGCAATAGCCAGCCCATACCTCACCTATGACCAACAGTATCGCCGCGACCGTATGTTCGCGGCTTTGCTGCATGCGAGAAAGGTGCTTTCTCTCCAGCCTGAGTGCGTGCGTTTTGATGTTTATCGCACTGCTGCGGTACTGGAGCAAAATCAGGGCAGTCAACGAGCCAATGCCTTTTTTATCAGCTTTTGCAAAAAGGCATTGCCCCGTCTTGAACTGGTCGCCAAAAAATACGAGAGCGCGGGTATCAAAAGCAATGTATCAACCGCCGTTTTCGGTGGTCATTTTGACACCCGACTCATGCAATATCTGGCGTCACGTATGGTTAATCTGGTTGCCAGATATAACCGCCTCCCTGATATGTCGCGCGCCGATGTTGACCTGCTCGCCGGTGACATTGCTAATTTCATTCGTTCTGAACTGGCAAATATTGATGATTCAGGTTTTGGAGAGCTCAAGACGCTATACACCTGGTACATGCACGCTGGTTTTATTTCTCTGCAATTCAATGTCACGCCTCCCCATTGGGAGCGCGTGGCAAATAAATACTTCAACAAAGATGATATCGCCCCCGCAGTAATCCGTATGTTTACTGAGTCATGGTGGCGTAATCGTCTGCGTCGTGTCGCGTCGTCATGGCGCGAACATCTACAAATTGCAGTCGGCAACGTCAGCAAGAAAAAGCACGCCTACGCGAGTAAAAACTGTGTGACAGACTGGCGCGAGCAGAAGCGCCGCACGCGTGAGTTTCTCAAAGGTCTGGATCTCGAAGACGAAGACGGTAACCGCATCAGCCTGATTGAAAAATATGACGGCTCAGTCGCTAATCCAGCTATACGCCGCTGCGAGCTGATGACCCGCATCCGTGGGTTTGAAAATATCTGTACTGAGCTCGGTTATGTCGGGGAGTTTTACACCCTGACCGCACCGTCTAAATACCACGCCACCACCAAAGCGGGCTACCGTAACAGCAAATGGAACGGAGCCAGCCCGGCAGATACACAAAGCTATCTTACTGGCTTATGGGCGCGTATCCGCGCGAAGCTGCACCGTGAAGAGATTCGTATTTTCGGGATCCGCGTAGCAGAACCCCACCACGATGGAACCCCGCACTGGCACATGCTTATGTTCATGCTGCCGGAAGATGTCGAGCGCGTGCGCCACATCATCCGTGATTATGCGTGGGAGGAAGACCGCCACGAACTGAGAAGCGATAAAGCTAAAAAAGCACGCTTTCATGCCGAGGCCATCGACCCGGAAAAGGGCAGCGCTACCGGCTATGTCGCTAAATACATTTCCAAAAATATTGACGGTTATGCACTTGATGGCGAGCTCGACGACGAAAGCGGCGAACTGTTGAAAGAGACCGCACCTGCCGTTTCTGCCTGGGCCGCGCGCTGGCATATTCGTCAGTTTCAGTTTATCGGTGGCGCGCCGGTAACGGTCTACCGTGAGTTACGTCGTCTTGCTGATACCGAGACCGCGCACGGCCTGAGCGTCGAGTTTGCCGCCGTTCATGATGCCGCCGACGCCGGTGATTGGGCTGGTTATGTTAATGCGCAAGGTGGCCCGTTTGTCCGTCGTGATGATTTGCAGGTGCGCACGCTGTATGAACCGCGCGCCGAGTTTAACCAGTATGGTGAGGAAACCGTATGCATCCGTGGCGTATACGATTCCGCCGTAGGCGTAGACACCCCGATTTTAACCCGGCTAACGCAGTGGAAAATTGTGCCGAAGCGTGCCGTTGATTTGGCCGTTGACGTTAAGGGCGCTCCTGCGCCCTCTCGGAGTTCTGTCAATAACTGTACGGGAAGCGAAAGCGATCCACCAGAGCTGGATTTATCAAAACCGTTGAGCCGAAGTGAAAGGCGGAAGTTAACGGCCCGACTCAGGGATAAAAAACAGGTCATAGGGCGTGATTTTGTCCACGGAACGGATAAACAACGCGCAGCAATTGACAGAACAATAGGCGCGATTCAGCTCACGACCGGCGAAACCATCAGCCGGGGTGAGGCCTTGCACCTGATTGCCGGTGGAAAAAGCTGCATAAATGGCAAATGGTGCCGTGGTTCTGCAACTGGTGAAATTTTCCCGGCAACACCGTCACACCAGGCGCAGGCCAGACAAATCCTAAATCGAGTCGCGGGTTTAGCAGCAAAGCAGCACCAGAGATGACATTTAATATTCATCGATTTCATTAACATACAGACTAATCACGATTGATAATTTTTCTTTTGATCCCTTGCTCATACGTGATACTGTATGAATATACAGTGATACTTGTGGGAGGGATTTCATGGTTGATGAATATTTCAGCCAAAGACAGAAAAAATGGGCTTGTGTGCAATTCATCGCCGAAGTGTCTCTGATTGCAAACTGCAAACCGTCAGAACTCAAGCTCGCCCTGTCTCTCATTGCTGACCTTGCAAACAGTGAAAATAAAGAACCCGAAGAAGAAGTTTTCTATAAGGCTGAATAGATTATGAGAATCAATATCACGCTGGATAAAGAACAAAAAATAGGTCAGCAGATAGTCGATGCTTTCCAGAATGAATTAACACGTAAGGTGAGATGTGCTTTTCCAACCACACGGGTTACTGTTAAGAAAGGGTCTGTAACTGGCGTCGAACTACTTGGTTTCGATAAGGAGTCAGACCGTGAAGCGTTGGACGGTATCCTTCAGGAAGTATGGGAAGACGAAAGCTGGCGTTAAACATGCTAACCGCGATGGCGCAAAAACTGGCTTTTTGCGTCGTCGGGGTTGAACAACTCGCTTCGTGCGAGGCGTTAGAAAATCCCTTTTTTATCCGAAAATTTCCATCCTTATGGCCGTGCATGCATTAAGTGCATCATTCTGCATGCGTGTTTACCCACTTTTTTTGACGATCGCCGCCAGAGCTGGCGCGGATCCGATTACCTGTTGCAGTTGCATTAAATCCGACCCACGAAGCGGGCAGGCGAGGCGGGGAAAGCACTGCGCGCCAGCGTACTTTTGCGCATTTATTTTCGCAGCCTGAGCGCGTCGCTGTGCCGCGCAGGTCCGCGCGGGTGTCGGTGGGTGGTGCGGGGGTGTTTGAGGGCGTGGCGGGCTTCTGAGGCGGTCAGGCGTGGGGGTAAGAAAAAGCCGCCCGGAGGCGGCGGAAATCAGTCACTTTCGGTGTCGAGGGTGTAACTTTTGAACCGGATCACCTCCTGACCGGCCCAAGCGTTGACCTCGCGCATCCGGTCTTGTAGCGGGATGAGCTCGTTACGGACAAACACCTTTGCCACCTTCTCGATATCGCCGAGCGAACCGACGTTTTCCGGCTTGCCGCCCATCAGCTGGAACGGGATGCGGTGAGCGTCGAGCAGGTCGGCGGCGCTGACTTTTTTGATATTGAAGAAATCGTCTTTCGTTGCCACCTCACTGAGCGGCACAATTTTAATGCCGTCTGGTTTTCCGTGCGGTGCGTAGAAAAACAGATTTTTGAAGTTGCCGAGCCCCTTCGAACTGCGCATCGCATCGCGCAACGCCTCAACATCGGTACCGCTTTGCGCGGCGTCCGTCACATACATGATGTAACCCGCATGCGCCCCGTTCTGGTAATACTTGCGACGGAACAGCGTCGCCGCTTCATTCAGCCAGGCGGAGTTTAGCGCGCTGAGATATTCCGGCATGCCGTACAGCTCCTGGTTGATGTCTGGCTCCAGCAGGTGGAATACGGATCCCGGCGCGAACGGGTGCGGCTGGTCAAATGACGGCACCCACCAGTAGACATCATCTTCTATACCACGCCGCGTGTATTTAGCCGGTGACGCTTCCAGCTTCAGCGGGCGACCGGTGACACTCTTTCTAAGCTCTAAAAACGCGTTGCCAAACACCAGAAAATCAAGCGCGAAGCGGCTGAAGTCCTGTTGTGACAGTAGCGGGTGCGGAATAAACGTTGAGGCCAGAATGTTGCGCTTAACGTAAATTGGCGAGCTGTGATGAACGGCGGCGCGCAGGCTTTTCGCCAGCCCGTTAAAGCTGACCGGCGGTTCGAACCAGCGGCCATTATTGACGCATTCCACGTAATCCAGAATATCGCGGCGGTCGAGCACGGCACTCGGTTCACCAAAGGTAAACGCCTCCATTTTTTGGGGCGCGCTGTCTTTCATGTTGCGCGGGCGCTTTTGTGGCTGTGGCTTGCGGCCTTTGTATTTACTCATCAGTTGAACTCCAGAATGGATGATGTTACCTGGCCGCTGCCAGCGGTAAGCGGTTCGTTTAACAGCGCGTGCATGGTCGCCCAGGCGACGTCCGCGTGACTGGCTTCCTCGGTGCGGCTGGCCTCATAGGTGGCGCTGCGCCCGCTGCTGGTCATGGTCTTACGGATTGCCATAAACGAGGTGGTGATGTCGGTGGCGCTGACGTCATATTCGAGACAGCCACGGCGGATAACGTCTTTTGCTTTCAGCACCATTGCGGTTTTCATTTCCGGCGTGTAGCGGATATCGCGGGCGGCGGGATAAAACGAGCGAACCAGCTGGAAGACGCCAATACCGAGGCCGGTCGCATCGATACCGATGTACTCAACGTTGTATTTTTCGGTGAGCTGGCGGATGGATTCGGCCTGAGTCGCGAAGTCCATGCCTTTCCACTGATGGCGCTCCAGGATGCGAAACTTGCCCCCGGCGACAACCGGCGGTGCGAGCACCACACACCCGGCGCTGTCGCCGCTGTGCGAAGGGTCGTATCCCACCCAGACCGGGCGGGAGCCGAACGGGTTGTCGGCGAACGGGGCAAAGTCTTCCCACTCTTCCAGACTGTCGACCATGCAGCGTTGCAAATCCTCGAACGGGAACACCGACGCCTTGTCGTCAACGAACTCGCACATAAACAGATTGCGGAAGTCGTCGACGCTGTTTTCGCGCTTGAGTTGCTCCAGATTGAACAGCGTACAGCCCCCGGCGAGCGCATCCTCAATGGTGACAATCTGCCGCCACTGACCGTCAGGACACGCCACGCCAGCGGCGAGCGCGTCATGACTGATATCGATGTCAACCCGCTCGCTGGCGCTGGCGCGGCCCCGGTTGAATAATTCCCCCGACCAGAGCGGGTAAGCGCCGTGTGCCAGGGTGGAAGGTGTCGAAAAGTAGGTGCTGCGCAGGTGGCTTTGTGAGGCCATGCCCGACGACACTTTGCGTAGTTTCTGGAAGTTGGGGATCCAGAAAATTTCGTCGACATAAAGGTCGCCGTTGTGGCTCTGCGCGGTGTTTGAGTTGGTGCCGAGAAAAATCAGCTTTGCGCCGTTGTTGCCTATGACAATCGGGTCACCGGTCAGGTCGACATCGACCCGGCGGGCAAACTGAATGATGTACTCGCGGAATACATACGCCTGCGTCTTACTCGCTGACAGGAAAATCTGGTTATGGCCGGTTTTCAGCGCATGCAGCAGCGCCTCGCGGGAAAAGTAGAACGTCGCCCCAATCTGGCGCGATTTCAGAATGTCGCGAATACGGTGCTCAAGCCCGGCGCGGTGCCAGCGGAGCTGATACTCGAAAGACTCCGCGAAAAAAATCTCTTCCAGTTTCTCGATAGCCTCGTCGCTGAAAAAGTTCTTTGTCGGCTTTTTGCGGTCGCCTTTGTTGCGGTTGGCCACATTGGGATTAAGGTCAACCTCATTTCCGGTCTGGCCATAGCGATTAATGCGCGCAAAGCGCTCCATCTGTCGGGCCAGAAAATCCGCCACCTTGAAATCGTGGGGTGTCAGGTTGGGCTTTGCGTAGAGCTGAATCAGCCGGGCCTCTAAGGTGCTTTCGACCCGGTTCAGCGGTGCGGTTTCCTCCCACTGGTCGCGCTGTTTCCAGCTCTGCACCGTCGGGCGTTTGGTCTGCAACATTTCGGCAATCTGCGGCACGGAAAACCCCTGCCAGTACAGTAAAGCCGCCTGGCGTCGCGGGTCGTTTAATAAAGTGGTGTCGGTGGTGATGGTCATGGATGCCTCGCCGTGATTGATACAGGGCAAGGCTAAAGAAACGGGTGATGCGAATCGCTAAGGTGCTGTTGTGTGAGGGATAAGCCATCCGGGATTGATAGCGGGTGGGCGGCGACGTCGGGAAACTAACCCCGACCCGTTAACCCGATATCAGGACTCCTGACAATGGCAAAAAAAGTTTCAAAATGGTTTCGCATCGGCGTCGAAGGCGATACCTGTGACGGCCGCGTTATCAGCGCGACGGATATTCAGGAAATGGCAGAGACCTTTGACCCCCGCGTCTATGGTTGCCGCATTAACCTCGAACACCTGAAAGGCATTCTGCCGGATGGCCCGTTCAGTCGTTACGGCGATGTGGTCGAGCTGAAGTCTGAAAAGATTGACGACGATTCGGTACTGAAAGGCAAGCTGGCGCTGTTCGCCAAAATCACCCCGACCGATGACCTGATCGCAATGAATAAAAAATTGCAGAAGGTCTACACCTCAATGGAAATTCAGCCGAATTTCGCCAATAGCGGTAAATGCTACCTGGTCGGCCTGGCGGTGACCGATGACCCGGCCAGCCTCGGCACCGAATACCTCGAATTTTGCCGGGGTGCCAAATTTAACCCCCTCAACCGCTTCAAAGCCGAGCCGGGCAACCTGATTTCCGTCGCCACCCTCGCCGAGCTGGAGTTTGAAGACCAGGCGGAAAATGTCTTTACCGCCCTGAGCGACAAAGTGAAAGCGATCTTCAGCCGCAAACAGGCCAGCGATGACGCCCGTTTTCAGGATGTGCATGAGGCCGTGACGACCGTCAGTGAGCATGTGCAGGAAAACCTCACTGCTACTGAACAGCGTCTTGCCACGCTGGAAAATGCCTTTGCGACCCTGAAAAAGGACGTCACCACGAAGGCCGACCAGACCAGCCAGGCATTCAGCCAGTTAAAAACGTCGCTGGATAAAACCGAAAGCACCACGCAGCCACGCCGCAAGCTCTCCACCGGTGGCGGTGGCGATGAGCTGCTGACCGACTGCTAAACGGTCATGAATTTATCGCCGGGCGACGGGCTTGCCCGGTCAGACAACCAGATTTAACCAAACAGGAAAGACTATGCGTCAGGAAACCCGTTTTAAATTCAATGCCTACATGTCCCGCGTTGCTGAGCTGAACGGCATAGACCCGGAAGACGTGAGTAAAAAATTCTCCGTCGAGCCGTCCGTCACGCAAACCATGATGAACACCGTGCAGATGTCCTCGGCCTTTTTGCAGAAAATTAATATCGTGCCGGTGGATGAGCTGAAGGGTGAAAAAATTGGCGTCGGCGTCAATGGCACCATCGCCAGTACAACGGACACCAACAGCGGCAAGGAGCGTAAAACCGCCGACTTTACCGCGCTGGAGTCCAACAAGTACGAATGCGATCAGGTCAACTTCGACTTTCACTTCAAATATAAAAAGCTGGATTTGTGGGCGCGCTTCCAGGACTTCCAGCGCCGTATTCGTGATGCCATCATCCAGCGGCAGGCGCTCGATTTCATCATGGCCGGGTTCAACGGCGTTGAGCGCGCCGAAACCTCTGACCGCGCCACTCATCCGATGTTGCAGGACGTCGCAGTCGGCTGGCTGCAGAAATACCGTAATGAAGCGCCGACCCGCGTGATGAGCAAAATTGTCGACGAAGAAGGGAATGTTGTTTCCGCTGTGATCCGTGTGGGTAAAAACGGCGATTACGTTAACCTCGATGCGCTGGTCATGGATGCAACCGACAACCTGATTGACGAGATTTATCAGGAAGATGCCGAACTTGTAGCGATTGTGGGTCGTAAGCTGCTGGCCGATAAATATTTCCCGATCGTCAACAAAGACCAGCCGAACAGCGAAGCGCTCGCGGCTGACATCATCATCAGCCAGAAACGCATCGGCAACCTGCCAGCCGTCCGTGTGCCGTACTTCCCGGCGAACGCGATTATGGTGACGCGTCTCGATAACCTGTCCATCTATTTCATGGACGAAAGCCACCGCCGATCCATCATCGAAAACCCGAAACTTGACCAGGTGGAAAACTACGAATCGATGAACATCGATTATGTGGTCGAAACCTACGCCGCCGGATGCTTCATTGAAAATATCAAGTTGGGCGATTTCTCTGCCGCGCAACCGGAGGGCTAACCGATGACGAGCCCCGCACAGCGTCACATGATGCGGGTCTCGGCCATTGAAACCGCGCAGCGGGAAAACAACCCGCTGCGGCATGCCACTGCCTACGAGCAGATGCTGGTTAAGCTGGCCGCAGACCAACGCACGTTAAAAGCCATCTTTGGTAAAGAGCTGAAAGCCAGGAAAAAGCGCGAGCTGCTGCCGTTCTATCTGCCGTGGGTTAGTGGCGTGCTGGAACAGGGCAAAGGCGCGCAGGATGACATCGTGATGACCGTCATGCTGTGGCGTCTTGATGTCGGCGATATCAGCGGCGCGATGGATATTGCCCGGTACGCGTTTAAGTACGGTCTGACCATGCCTGGTAAACACCGCCGCCCGCCGCAGTACATGTTTACCGAAGAGGTGGCGCTCGCCGCCATGCGCGCCCATGCCGCCGGTGAACCGGTCGTCATCAGCCAGCTGCTCGACACGATGGCGCTGACCGCCGCCGCCGATATGCCTGATGAAGTGCGCGCAAAACTGCACAAAATCACCGGCCAGGTGTTGCGGGATAACAAACAGCCCGCCGACGCGCTGGCCCACCTCAAGCGAGCGATGCAGCTCGATTGTCAGGCAGGCGTTAAAAAAGACATTGAACGGCTTGAGCGTGAGCTGAAGCCCAAACCGGCAACGGTCGTTAAAGCCCCGGTAAGAGCGCCGCGCGCCGTGAAAACCACGGCACCGGCTAAACGTGGCCGACCGAAAAAGACCGACGGTTAACAGAATGCGCCCCGCGCCAGGGCGGCACGCCGGTCGATGAGGGTGTTTTACCCGACCTGAGACCGGCGTCCACCGCCCACCTATTCAGAGGTAGTCATGACGACGCTGATTATTAAAAAGAACGATGAGCCGCAGCCGGGTGGCGTGGTGGTCATCCCACCACCTGCCAGCGATGAGCCGGTGATAAAAAATACGTTTTTCTTTCCTGACATCGACCCGAAACGCGTGCGTGAAGGGATGCGCCTTGAGCAGACCGTCGCCCCGGCCCGGCTTCGTGAGGCCATCAAAACCGGCATCGCCGAAACCAATGCAGAGCTGTTTTTGTGGCGGGAACAGCAGATTGCCGGGGGTTTTAGCAAGCTTGCCGACGTGCCGGCTGACGATCTCGACGGAGAGAGTGTGCGCGTTTTCTATTACCTGCGCGCCGTCACCTCAATGGCGACCGCCACGCTCTATGAGCGTTATCGCGGTGTGGATGCCAGCGCCAAAGGTGACAAGAAAGCTGACAGCATCGATACCACTGTCGACGAGCTGTGGCGGGACATGCGCTGGGCCGTATCACGCGTCCAGGACAAACCCCGCTGCATCGTGAGCCAAATCTGATGCAGGCCATCGCGCAACAGGGCGACACGCTCGACATGATTTGCGCCCGGTATTACGGGCGCACTGAGGGGGTCTTCGAGTCGGTGCTCGCCGCAAATCCGGGGTTAGCCGAGCTCGGCGCAGTATTGCCGCATGGCACGGTGATCGAGCTGCCTGATGTGAAGTCATCCCCCGTAACAGAAACAATAAACCTCTGGGAGTAACCACATGACGGAAGGGGAAAAAAGCGTCATTTCGCTTTTTATCATCGGCGCGCTGATTGTCGTCGGTAAAGTGCTGGCCGGTGGTGAACCGATCACCGCACGTCTTTTTATTGGTCGCACGTTGCTGGGTGGCTTTGTTTCGATGGTGGCCGGGGTTGCCCTGGTACAGTTTCCAGACCTGCCAACCGCGGCCGTGTGCGGATTTGGCTCCATGCTGGGTATCGCCGGTTATCAGGCGGTAGAGCTTGCTATCCAGCGCAAGATTAAAAAAGGGGAAAACGATGGCAGTCATTAAGACACATCCCAACGTTGCGGCATTCCTCGACACGCTGGCGTTTTCGGAAGGGACAGCAACGCATCCGCTGACCCGAAACAACGGTTACGACGTTATCGTCACGGGTATCGATGGCAAGCCGGAGATTTTTACCGATTATCGCGATCACCCGTTCGCCGGTGGACGCCCGGCGAAGGTCTTCAATCGTCGCGGGGAAAAATCCACGGCATCCGGGCGTTACCAGCAGCTTTATCTGTTCTGGCCGCATTATCAGAAACAGCTCGCTTTGCCTGATTTCAGCCCGGTATCACAGGACAGGCTCGCCATTCAGCTTATTCGGGAGCGTGGTGCGCTGGAAGATTTGCAGCAGGGGCGCATTGAGCGCGCGATTTCCCGCTGTCGCAATATCTGGGCTTCATTGCCGGGTGCCGGATACGGTCAGCGTGAGCATAGCCTAGACAAGCTGGTCGCAGTGTGGCGCAAGGCCGGAGGGGGAACTGCATGAAGATAGTGATTCTCCTGCTGGCGCTGGCCTGTGCTGGTCTGCTGTGGATGAGACACGATAACAGCAATTTGCGCGCCTCACTTGAACGTGCGAACCGGGTCGCTGGTACGCAGAAAACCACGATCACCATGCTGAAAAATCAGCTCAACGTTGCCGCAGAGCAGTCGCAGCGCAAAGAGCTGGCGCAGGTTGCCATGAGGGATAAGCTCACGGCGGCTAACCTGCTGGCCTTTCGGCGTGAACAAACTATCACGAGGTTACTCAATGAAAATGACGCGTTTCGCCGCTGGTATCGCGCTGATTTACCTGATGCTGTGCGCCGGTTGCACCAGCGCGCCGCCTGTACCAACGCCGCCGCCGGTGATTGTTTACAACGCCTGCCCGAAGGTCAGTCCCTGCCCGATGCCGGGCAGCAACCCGCTGACTAATGGCGACCTGAGTGCGGATATACGCCAGCTCGAAAACGCCCTGAAAAGCTGCGCAATCCAGGTCGATACGATTAAACAATGCCAGGATGAAATCGATGTTAAAGCCCAACAGTCTGCGAAAAGCCTTAACTGATGCGGTGCCGGTACTGCGTACCAACCCCGATATGCTTCACCTTCGACTGGACGATGGCAACAATACGGCGACGCTGGCGCGCTCCCTGTCGTTTGAAAAGCGGTACACGCTTAACATCGTGGTCACGGATTTTACCGACGATATTGACCTGCTGTTTGTGCCGATTATGGCCTGGTTGCGCATCAATCAGCCGGACATCATGACAACCGACGAGGGGCGAAAAAAAGGATTTGCCTGGTTCGCTGACATTAATAACGACAGCAGCCTCGATGTCAGCATCAGCCTGTTGCTGACCGAGCGCACACTGGTCAACGAGGTCGACGGCGCAATGTACGTTGAGAACATCCCGGAGCCGCCACCGCCGGAGCAGGTGACGAGCCCTGTCGAGATGTGGAGTAATGGCGAACTGGTGAGTAAATGGGATGAATGACTTCAAACCCTTTGAGGACAAGCTCGCCGGGTTGATAGCGGCCCTTTCTCCCGCCGGGCGGCGTCGGATGACCGCCGATATTGCGAAGAAACTGCGCCAGCGGCAACAACAGCGCATTAAATCGCAAAAAGCGCCGGACGGTTCGCCATTTGCCCCGCGTAAGCGCCCGCCCGTCAGGGCAAAGCAAGGCCGGATTAAGCGCGAGATGTTTGCGAAGCTGCGCACCAATCGCTTTATGAAAGCGAGCGGTAACGACAGCGCGGCGGTGGTGGAATTTACCGGGAAAGTGCAGCGCATCGCCCGCGTGCATCAGCTCGGGCTCAAGGATAAACCATCCCCCAAAAGCGCCGCCGTCGAGTACCCACAGCGTCAGCTCCTGGGCTTTACCGAAGATGACCGGCAGCTTGTGGAAAGCGTCATTATCGACTACCTCGCCGATTAACGTTGTGCCAGCCAGGGCAAAACGCCCGCAGATTGCCGCCGGAACACCCCGGCGGCATCCTTTCCCCTATGAATACTCTCGCATCTATACAGGAACTCGCCCGCGCGATACGCAACATGATCCGCACCGGTATCGTCGTCGAAACTGACCTCGACGCCGGGCGCTGTCGCGTGCAGACAGGCGGCATTTATACCGACTGGCTCCAGTGGCTGACGCACCGGGCCGGGCGCTCGCGCACCTGGTGGGCGCCCTCTGTTGGTGAGCAGGTGATGATTCTGGCCGTGGGCGGTGAGCTCGATACCGCTTTTGTGCTGCCGGGTATTTATTCCGACGACAACCCCGCACCGTCGACTTCGGCGGATGCCTGGCACGTTGAGTTTCCCGACGGTGCCGTTATGAGTTATGAGCCGGAAACCGGCGCGCTGACCGTCACCGGCATTAAAACCGCCGATGTGACCGCATCCGATTCGGTTGCCGTCAGCGTGCCGGTGGTGCTGGTAAAAGCCGAGACCCGCGTCACCCTCGATACACCGGAAGTGGTCTGTACCAACAAGCTGACGACCGGCACGCTGGAGGTGAAGCAAGGCGGCAAGATGTCCGGTGATATCGAGCACAGCGGCGGCGCTTTCACTTCCAACGGTGTACAGGTGGATAAACACGGCCACGGCGGCATCAGGCGCGGCGACGAATGGACGGAGGGCACCCAATGACGGCGCGTTATCTCGGCATGAACCGAACGACCGGTGAAAGCATTTCAGACGTTGACCATATCAGCCAGAGCATCGGGGATATTCTGCGCACGCCCGTCGGCTCTCGCGTCATGCGTCGTGAATACGGCTCGCTGTTGTCGCAGATGATTGACCAGCCTCAGACCCCGGCGCTTGAGCTGCAAATTATGGCGGCGTGCTACATGGCGATCCTGAAGTGGGAACCGCGCGTCAGGCTAACCAGCATCAGCACAGAGCGGCAGTTTAACGGGCAGATGGTCGTCGACGTGACCGGCCAAATTACCGATACCGGCGAGAGCCTTTCCTTAACCATCCCTGTGAGTTGAACCTATGGCAGTTATCGACCTGAGCCAGCTCCCCGCGCCTGATGTGGTGGAAACACTGGATTTTGAAACCATCCTCGCCGAGCGCAAAGCGACGCTGATTTCACTGTACCCGGAAGATGAGCAGGATGCGGTCGCCAGGACATTAACGCTGGAGTCTGAGCCACTGGTGAAATATCTCGAAGAGAATGCCTATCGCGAGGTGATTTTACGCCAGCGCATTAATGAGGCGGCGAAAGCCGGGATGGTGGCCTATGCCATCAAAAACGACCTCGACCAGCTCGCGGCAAATAATAACGTTGAACGCCTGGTCATCACCCCCGGAGACGATACCCAAATCCCGCCGGTGGCGGCGGTCATGGAATCTGACAGCGATTTACGTCAGCGCGTACCGGCGGCATTTGAGGGTATGAGTGTTGCCGGGCCAACCGGTGCCTATGAATTTCACGCCCTGAGTGCCGACGGACGTGTCGCGGATGCTTCGGCGAACAGCCCGGCTCCAGCAGAGGTTACTATCGCGGTACTGTCGCGGGAAGGTGACGGCACGGCGTCGGACGATTTATTGCTGGCCGTCAGTACCGCGCTGAATGATGAGAGTGTACGACCGGTCGCTGACCGCCTGACAGTCGTCTCGGCTGAAATCGTCAATTATGCGATCGACGCGGTGCTGTATGTTTACCCCGGCCCGGCGACCGAGCCGATTCTTGCCGCCGCAAAAGCGCAGTTAACTGCCTATATCACGGAGCAGCGCCGCCTTGGTCGTGATATCCGAATGTCGGCTATTTACGCCGCGTTGCATGTGCAGGGGGTCCAGCGCGTTGAGCTGCGCGAACCGCTGGCCGATGTGGTGCTGGATAAAACGCAGGCCGCTTATTGCACTGACGCCCGCGTCATTATCGGGGGATCGGATGAATAATTCTCTGATGGCGAACGGGTCATCTCTGCTGGAACAGCGAGCCGCCGCAGCATGCGCCTCTATCAGCGATTTATCTGTGCCGCTGCGAGATTTGTGGAATCCGTGGAAATGTCCGGTGAAATTCCTGCCCTATCTGGCGTGGGCGTTTTCTGTCGACCGCTGGGAAGAAACCTGGTCAGAAACGGAAAAGCGCCAGGCTGTCAGTGATGCGTTCTGGATCCACCAACGCAAGGGAACCGTCGCCGCCGTTCGTCGGGTGATTGAAACGCTGGGCTACAGCATGACGCTCCAGGAGTGGTGGGAAGTGGCCGACCCCGCCGGGACATTCCGCCTTGAGATTGACCTCAATGATATCGGCATCACTGAATCGATGATTAAAGAGCTGGAGCGGATTATCGGTGATGCAAAGCCGGTCAGCCGCCATATATCGCAGCTGACACTCTCGGCCAGTGCACACGGTACGGCTCATATAGGCGCGGCAATAACTGACGGGGAAGTAATAACGGTTTATCCGCCGGGGTATGAGCCGGACGACAGCATCTATTTTGATAGCACAGCCTATTACGGCGAGACCTATTATCACACCGGGAATAAATATGGCAAAAGTGAATGAAGTTTCTATCTGGGAAAATGATATTTACCAGATTGAGCGAGGGGATAAAGTTGCAGGTGGGCCTGGGGGAGCGGCTAACCTGGCCGCATCACAGCTTGCTAACAGAACGCTCTTCCTCCGTGATTCTCTGGAGGCTATTTCTACAGGGATGCAACCTTATGCTAACAAAGAAAAGGCGATGGCGGACCTTGTTGCCGGTAAGCTTTCAGAAGGAGACAGGGTTTCCGTTCGCTCTGATGAGGGGGGAGTATGGATAGATGAATATGTCGTTGCTAATGGCGGACTGGTCAAAACAGGTAAAAGCCTGATTACTCAACAGGCCATCACTGACATTATCCAGATGATTTATAACGACACTGCCGGGCAGTCTCACGGAGCTAACCTTTTTGACAGTGATAAAGCAAAAGAGGGGGCGTTTATTAATGAACTCGGCGGCCTGTCTGACAACGCAGCATATTTTGCCAGTGATCGAATCCCGGTATTAAGTAATGAAAAGTATGTGTTTTCCATAAATGTCGCTCACCTGGCATTTTACGATATTAACGGAAATATGCTTTCAAGATTGACCGGAATTATCGCGGGTCAGCCATTCACCACACCAGTGAACACCTTCAGTCTTGCCTTCTCCCAGACGCTCAGCACTGGAAAGGGGGGGCAGATGCTGGTCAAAGGTGAATCTGCGCCTGACAGCTATCGCTCTTTTGGCGCAGTTGATGCGGCTACAGCAAAAAAAGCCGCCATGACCGGAGCGTTAGACGCTGATTACAGACTCAGCCCACTGGTGCGCAACCTGTTTGACAAAAATCGTGTCAACGAAGGATATGCGCTGTCAACGAATGGAACGCTGACCCCAAACGTCGCGTATTTTGTAACGGATTACATTCCGGTAATGCCGGGGGCTGAATACATTCTTTCGTCAGGGACGCAGGTGCTCTGTTTTTATGACCAGGACATGGCAAAAACCAGCCATATCTCCATTAGTTCAGCCACTGCATTTACGGTACCGGAGGGTTCGTTTTATCTGAGGTTTCAAAGCACTCCCCTTGCTGCAAAAGATGCCCTGATGCTGATTCGAGGCACTACGCTGCCGTCTGCCTATATCGGATTCGGGACGTTGACAACCGCGGAGGTCACTACGCTTTCACAGGGAATAGCGTGGGGGGTTTTGGATGGCAACATGCCTGTGGGACGGAATCTGTTTAACAAGGGCGCCACGCTTGATGATTACGCGTTGTCAACTACAGGAGCGCCCTATGCGGCGGCCGGATATTTTGTTACGCCATTTATCCCGGTAAAACCCAACACGCAGTACATCGCCAGCAGTGCATCAGGTGTGGTTGTCTATTTTGATATCAACAAAACCAAAATTTTGAACACCACCATTGCTGCCGGAACCGTATTTACCACGCCATCTGGTGCGGTTTATGTCCGGTTCCAGGTATACGGTCTTTCAGCAAAAAACACACTGATGATGGTTGAAGGCTCAGCACTCCCTGCGAGCTATCTGTCGTTCGGGGCGCCGACTTCAACTTACGTCGACACGCAGGCGCTGAGCGTCGCGCGCTCGGTGGCACTTTCACTGCAAAAAGTGGTAGTTAATCTCTATAACAGTGAATTAGCGCAACTCAATACCGCCGTGTCATACCAGACTGGCGGCGTATCGGCTAAATCGGGTTATTTTGCCACGCCGAAAATGATGGTTGTTCCCGGGGATTACTTTGTATCGAACTACGGCTCAGGTAGTGGCGCGTTCTACAGGCTCGACGGCACGTTTCACAGCGGCTTCCAGAATCTTGTCGCCAACACGCCATTTTCTGTGCCTGAAAATGCGTACTATGTACGTTTTCAGGTCTATAACCTAACCCGCGTTGAAAGCCTGATGGTGACACCTGGCCAGGCGATCCCTGCCGGGTTTATTCCATTCGGTGGGCAAACACAGGAATTGCCGTGGCAGGGTAAAAAACGCATCGATCTGGGAGACAGTATTACTAATACCGGCAACTTCATTGCCCCTCTAAACACCTATACGGGAATGATGGCGCTGGCGAATTATGGGGTACCAGGCCAGGGGGTGAGAACTATGGCGGACTCTCTGAACGAAACCACAATTGCGTCAGCTGATTTCATTTCAATCCTGGGCGGAACAAACGATTACGGCGGGAATCGCCGTCTAGGGACAATTGCAGACGCCAGAGCGGATTATGATGATAAGACGG